TTATTTCGGTTGAGGAACTCAGCCAGCCTGCAACGCTGGCGACTACACTGCATTTCCCGCCCGGCTATCTGCGTGCGTTCCGCTATAACTTGGCGTGCGAAATGGCGCCTGAGTTTGGCGAGGAACCGTCGGCACAGGTTCGCCGCATTGCTATGTCCTCGAAGCGTAACATCAAGCGCATCAACAACCCTGATGACATCATGTCGATACCGTACAGCCTCATTGCTTCACGTCAGCGGTTTAACATCTACGCTGGGAACTATTAATGAAAACGCCGATCCTTGGGTCGGCGTATGTCGCTAGAAGCGTCAACGCCGCCGACAACCGCATGGTTAACCTGTTCCCTGAGATTGTCCCAGAAGGCGGCAAGGAACCAGCGTTCCTTCAGCGCGCGCCGGGGCTGACTGCTCTTGCTACCATTGGCATTGGCCCTATCCGCGGGCTGTGGACGTATGGCATCTACGGCTATGTCGTGTCTGGCCCAACACTGTTTCAGCTTGACAGTAGCTGGAACGCAACCGCTAAAGGCACTGTTGGCGGCACTGGCCCTGTCAGCATGGCTGACAACGGCACGCAGCTATTCATTGCGGCTAACCCGCAAGGCTACATCTACAACGCCAGCACTGACGTGTTCCAGCAGATCACCGACCCTGACTTCCCCGGCGCCGGCACTGTCGGTTACATCGACGGCTATTTTACGTTCAACGAACCTGACAGCCAGAAAATCTGGGTTACGCAGCTACTGGATGGAACCAGTGTTGACCCGCTGGAGTTTGCCAGCGCCGAAGGCAATCCAGACAATGTCGTTGCGGTCTTTGTAGACCACCGCGAAGTCTGGGTGTTTGGCACAAACTCAACCGAAGTCTGGTATGACGCAGGACTTCTTGACTTTCCGCTAACCCGTATTCAAGGCGCGTTCAACGAACTAGGCTGCGCTGCCCCGTACAGCATCGCCAAGATGGACAACCAAGTCTACTGGCTAGGCAAGGACGCACGCGGCCAAGGCATCGTCTACAAGGCCGCTGGCTACATCGGTCAGCGCGTGTCTACGCACGCTATCGAATGGCAGATGCAAGAGTACGCTGACCTGACAGACGCTGTTGGATACACGTACCAGCAGGACGGCCACAGCTTCTACGTTCTCAACTTCCCTAGCGCCGACACCACATGGGTGTACGATGTCGCCACCGGCGCATGGCATGAGCGTGCTTCGCTTAATAACGGCGAGTTTAACCGTCACCGCGCTAACAACCAGATGTTTTTTAACGACACCACAGTTGTTGGCGACTACCAGACCGGCAAGATTTATGCGTTTGATCTAGAAGTGTACGCTGACGATGGTGCGGCGCAGAAATGGCTACGGTCATGGCGCGCGCTGCCGACAGGCGCTAACAACCTCACACGCACGATCCAGCACGCGCTGCAACTTGATTGCGAGACAGGCGTGGGCCTGAACAGCGGCCAAGGCAGCGATCCGCAAGTGATGCTGCGCTGGTCAGATGATGGCGGCCATACATTTTCTAACGAACATTGGAAGTCGATGGGTGCTATTGGTAAATACGGAAAGCGTACCATCTGGCGCCGCCTTGGCGCGACGATGAAGATACGCGACCGCGTCTACGAAGTGTCTGGAACAGACCCTGTACGGATTTACATCATGGGCGCTGAACTAGCCATTAGCGGGACGAGCGCCTGATGGCGTTAGCGCCGATCAACCCTACCCAGTTAACGCCACCGCGCGTCGCCTTTATTGACGAACGGTCGGGCGCGATTAGCCGTGAATGGTATCGGTTCTTTCTGTCGCTGCTGACAGCTACGCAGACCAACCAAGAAGAAGTCACGCTGGGGCCTGACGCCATATCGCTGCTGGCTACCTATGACGCCATGTTGGCGGAACTAGCACAGGCTACCGAAAGCGCCCCTGACTGCTGCGTATCGGGTGAAGCCGTCTTGGCAAGCGATATTCAAGGGTTAGCAAGTACACCGCTTGGCGCGACAGTGTCTGCCTTAGCGGCTGTGCAAAGCGAAGTCCAAGCATTAGCCTTGTCGCCGCCGCCACTAGACGAGTTAGCTATACGAGCGTTAAACCCATCATCAACCGCGCCTGTCACTAAGACCGCTGACTTTACGGTTGCACCCACCGAAACGTGGATCATCAACAACAAGTCTGGATCGACTTGCACCGTTACGCTGCCGTCCGCCGCAACGTACTCTGGTCGGTATCTTACGTTCCAGAACAACCAAGCCCAGACCCTTGTGTCTGCATCCAGCGACGTTGTGCCGCAAGGCGGCGGCGCAGCCGGAACAGCAATTTTAACTGATGTGTCTGGTAACTGGGCTACCCTAGTGTCAAACGGCACAAATTGGGTTATAATGCAAGCCGCTTCGTTTAACACTTTGCTATATTAAGGAACCAGATATGGCCGTATCTATCAGTAACATCATCCCCGCTAAGACAGCGGAAGCATCCCAGACAACACAGTACACGTCAACTGGCGTGCAGACAATCATCGACAAGTTTACCGCGACTAACTACAGCGGGACCGCTGCAACGATCAGCGTCAACCTGATTACGGCTGCTGGCTCCGCCAGTAACGACAACTTGATTGTTAAGACCAAGACGCTTCAGGCCAGCGAGACATACACGTTTCCTGAATTGGTCGGTCATGTGCTACCTAACAATGGCTTCATCAGCACAATCGCTGGCACGGCGTCGGCAATTAACATCCGCGCGTCAGGTCGGCTAGTTAGCTAATGTCCGTAACAGTTCGCCCCGCTACCGTCGATGACATACCATGCTACATGGACTTGGCGGAAGCGTTTGTTGCGACAACACCTGTTAGTCATATAATTCCGTTTGACCGCGATAGCACTGCCGCGTTTGTTGAAGGCGCACTAGACAGCGAAAACATGATCGTTTTGGTGGCGGAAGATACAGGTGAACTAATCGGCATCACCGCTGCGATTGCGTACCCCATGTACTTCAACCCTGCAAAGCTAGTGGCGCAGGAGTTGTGGTGGTATATTAAACCAGACGCACGGGGCGGATCAGCATCAAAATTGCTATTTCAAGAAATAGAAAAATGGGGTAAGAGTAAACAAGCAGAAGCTATGTTTATGGTCGCGCTCGACAACGACCGCGTTGAGACTATGGTAAAACTGTACGGGCGTTTAGGGTATGCACCTACGGAACGCGCGTTTGTAAAGGGATTAAACTGATGGCACTTACTACCGCAGCAGCCATTTTAGGCGCAGCCGTTATTGGCGGCGGCGCGACAGCGATAGCATCTAGTAAAGCGTCTAAAGCGCAAAGACAAGCGGCTGAACAAGCAACCGTAGCGCAAAAAGACGCTTTAGACAAACAGATAGCCCTTCAAGAACCGTTTCGTCAAGGCGGGCTTACCGCGCAAAACGAGATTATGCAGTATCTAGGTATTGGCGGCGACAAGAACGCCCCCGGATACGGCAGCCTCAGTAAATCTTTTGGTGAGTCAGACTTTCAGCAAGACCCCGGCTATGCTTTCCGTCAAGCGGAAGGCATGAAGGCACTAGAGCGTTCAGCAGCCGCACGCGGCAATCTGTTGTCTGGCTCCACCCTAAAGGGTGTGCAGCGTTTCGGGCAAGACCTAGCCAGCCAAGAATATCAGAACGCATTTAACCGTTATCAGGTCGAGCGGTCTGCCAAGCTAAACCCGTTGCAATCGCTGATGGGTTCTGGTCAGTCCGCCACAAACGTCATGACCGGCGCAACAGGTCAGTTTGGCCAAAACGAAGCGTCTAATCTGTACAACGCAGGGCAAGCCCGCGCGTCAGGCTACGTTGGTCAATCCAATGCATTGAACCAAGCCTTGAGCGGCGTCACAAACTACATGGTGCAAGCGCCCATCAACAAAGCAATGATTGACTATTACAACCGTACCCCAGCGGGCGGCGCTACTTCGCCCGCAAGCGGCGGCTACGCTACTCCAGCATTTAATCCTTTTTCAGTACCGCGTTCTAGCACTTAAAGGTGTAACCCATGCCAAACCAAATGATAGCCCTGCAAGCGCGCGGCCCACAACTTCCCGATCTTTCGCGTCAGACCGCGCAGTACGCGAACATGATGAACATGGCGCGGCAGTCAGAAGCGGCGCAGCGTCAGGCGCAGCAAGCGCAGCAGACAATGGACATCAACGCGGCGGGGGAAGCACGTGCAGCGCGTTTGGCTGAACCTCAGTTTGCTAAAGCGCAGTCAGAGGCTGCGTTGGCGGACCTTAAAACAGGTGTTGAATTTAACGCTTATGTTTACACGGCGTTGAAGAACGCAGACTCGCCTGAACAAGTAGCTGGGTTTGCCCAACGTATTGCCGCGGCGCCACAATTTCAAACGCCGCTATACCAAGGGACGCTGTCAGACGCCGTGGCATCTATGCCAACCGATCTTGCACAGTTTGACGCGTGGCGACAACAAACCGGTGCTAAGGCACTATCCGCCGCGCAGCAGATGGAGCAAGAATATATAAAGCAAACCACTGGCACTGAAGAGCGCGTTATAGGTTTACCAAAGTTTGGCGCCGGCGCCGCGCGCGAAGTCCCCGGTTCGCGCATTCAAGTCGCGGAAGGTATGCAGTATGTCACAGGCGCTGACGGCGCTGTCTACGCTATGCCTAAAGAAACGCCCGGCAGCTTTGGTACGCCCCCGCCTGCTGGCGCCCCCGGCAAAGGCGGCGTTGCGGCTGCATTGCAGACTAACCCCGGCGCTCTTAAAGATGGTGCGTTCGCTCGTTCGCAACCCGGCTATACGGGTGCAAGCGGCGGCTTTGCTACATTTGATTCGCCAGCGGCGGGCGCAAAGGCGCAAGAAAACTTGTTGAGCAGCGCCTACCTTAACAAAGGCTTCAACACGATCAACAAAATTATCAACAAGTACGCTCCGCAAGGATCGGAAAACAGCGCAGCTTCTGTCAGCAACTACAAGAAATACGTTGCACAGAAAGCGGGCGTCGACATTAACGCACCCGTATCCGCAGCGCAAATTCCTGCGATAGCTAAGGCCATGCGCGAATTTGAAACAGGGCAAACAGGTGGCGCGCGCAGCGCAGCACCCGGTGGCCTTGTACCCGTGCTACCCGGATCAAGCAAAACAGCATCAACCGAAGACGAACGTAAGATTTCCAGCAACGTAAGACTTGCGGCGTCAGCCGCTAGAGACATGGCAAAAGTGCTTAGGGAAGACCCCGCCGCTATAGCGCCCGGCGGCGCCGAATACGCCGCAGGGCAAGTACCTTTCTATGGAAAAGAAGCCGCAAAGTTTGCTCAAAGCGGTCCTCGCCAACGGTTTGATGCGGCGTTAGCAAAGTTTGTGTTGGCGGCTACGTACATAACTACCGGCGCCGGCGTTGCCGCACCGCAGATAGAAGACCTTCGCACATCCTTTTTCCCCACATATCAAGACACAGCACGTTCGCGCCAAAGCAAACTTCTTGGTGCTTTGCAGTTTGTCCGCGACGCTAAAGATCGCGCGGGTTCGCTTTGGACGCCTGAACTGGAATCTGAACTAAACACTTTAGAGAAGCTATTTCAAAATCCAGCAAGCTACAAACCAAAAGCCAAAGCAGCTACACCGACTAAATCTAGCGACGGTTGGGGCAGCGCCAAACAGGTAGGTAACTAATGCCAACGTATGAAATGAAGGCGCCTAACGGTCGCACCTACCGCATTGTTGGGCCAGCGGGCGCGACCAACGCACAAGTCAAGGCTAAAATTCTGGCTCAGTTTCCTGACTCAGGCAAGCCGGCTGGGCGGACACGCGGCAGCGGTATCGGCGCGGTTGATACTGCGCTGGATAACATTAACGAAATCTTGATTGGTATTCCTCAAGGCACATACAACGCTGCCGCTATGGTTACCGACCCTATATCAAAATTAATCTTTGGCGAAAAAGCAGTAACGCAAGCGCAGGGCCAACGCCAACGAGCGGTTAACGCGCTATCAAATGCTTTGGTAACTCAAGAACGCCCGCTTGCGCGCGCCCTTGGTCAATCAATAGGACCGGGCGCAGCGGTTTCGCGTACAGCTAAATTGGCCGTTCCTATAGTGCAAAAAATACCTGTGGTCGGTAATGTGGGCGCAAATGTTTTGCGCGCCACTTCGTCCGGCGGTATCGGCGTGCAAGCACCCACACGTTTAGGCCGCGTTGCTTTGCGAACCACTGGCGGCGGTACGGCGGGCGCAGCCACCGCGGCGTTGACAGGGCAAGATATATCCGAAGGCGCGATGTTTGGCGCAGGGCTACCTATTCTGGGTTCTGTACTAAAGCAGCTTGGCGGTAGGGCTATTGACCTTACGCGTATGCCCGCGGTTAAGGCAGGCAAAATTATTCGTGACGCGTTAGGTAAAGACGTAGAGGCTGCCAAAGCGGCTTTTGCAAGTCTGTCACCTGATGACCAACGGTTAGCGCAGCAAGTTCTAATCGACGCTGGCGTAGAACCCAGCAAGTTTTTTGGCGTGGGCAAGATTGTAGCTGAACAAATTGATCCTGACACGCCTGCTCGTATACTGGCGCAGCAAGCCGCTGAACGTGAAGCGCGTTTGGCTGCGCTTTCTGGCGGCGAAACGGCTACCGCGCAAAGAGCCGCGTCAAATGTTGAACGTCGGGCTGTCAATGAAGCAACAGGCCCAACCCGCGATGCTGCGCTTGCCCGTGCCAACATCGCTGGCGAGACAGTGCCGACTGCTGAAGCATTAGCAAACGCCGCGCGTCAACGGGCAGACGAGATTACTGCGTCGGGCGTTGTACCTCGTATGCGGGGGCTGGAAGGCCGTTCGCGCGAACAAATAGATGCAGCATTTCAAAATCCAGAATTTTTTACGCAGGGCGGACCAATTAATCGCACTGGCGAAATAGCTGAAGGTGCTGGGCAGCGCGCCGACGATGCTATCGCAGCGCAGATTGGACTGCGAGATACCGCACGCGACATGGAAGATGTTGTGGCTGACTTGGCCGCCGAAGGAATGACGCCGCTGCGCGTTGGACCTATTGTGCAACAGCTTCGCAGCATGGCGGGGCAGCCCGGCACACGCGCGGATGACCTTCAGCGCGGCACGCTTACAGGATTAGCAGACAAGCTGCAAAGTTTGGGTGGCCCTAGTGGTGTCATCGACGCGCGTGACCTATATCAAATCCGCAAGACCGGCCTGAACGACATCGTCGATACGCTGCTTAGTGGACGGCAGCCGGGGTCGGGCACTAAAGAACGTACTGCATCGCTGTTAACCAGCGCCCGTGAAATGATCGACGATGCCGTTGAAGGCGCCGGCGGTGCGGGGTGGAAAGACTATCTTACTCGCACCCGCCAAGGTTTTGAAATGGTCAACCGTCAAGATTTGACGGCCAAAGGCGCGCAGTTAGCTAAAGAAAACCCTGACGAGTTTATTGCGCTTATGGGCGGTGAACGCCCGAAGATCGTTGAAGACATCATGGGTACGGGTCAGTTTGACATCGCCGGCATGGCGCTTGCCGATCCGCGCCGTTACAACGCCATGAAGATGTCCGCGGACGAACTGCAAAATCTTAATCGTATGGCTGAGTTGGAAGGGCGCGGCGCAACGGCTGGCGGAAACTTATTATCTAAACAACAGCCTAGCTATCTGTCGCGCGGCGTGCGTGGCGTGGCAGGCGTAGTGTCACCTAGGGCGGCGTATGGCGCGCAGGGCGCAAACCAAATCCAACGCGCCATTATGTCGCCGAAGGTACAGCAAGAGTTGGCAAAAGCGTTTGAAAGCGGGCCTAACATGGGTGCGGCCATGAACCAGTTTCCGACAGCGGTGCGTATGTCTGAGGAAGTGCAGCGGCAGTTAAGCCCAACGTCGCGCAACACGATTGCCCAAATCCTAAATCAGTACTTCAACCAATAAAGGGTAACGCCGTGAACACCATTGACCAGACCCAAGCACAACTTAACACGCACGAACAGGTCTGCGCGTTTCGGTACGAAAGTATCTGCGCGCGGATGAAGCGTCTGGAAAGTATTGGCATGACTGCAACAGGTACAATCATCATGCTGCTGATTGGCATACTAATAAGCCTGCTGCAAAAAGGCGCTGTATGACTATCATACTGGGCCAGCGTAGTCTGTCCCGACTTGAGGGCGTCCACCCTGATCTGGTGCGGGTAGTCAAGAAGGCGGCTGCACTGTCAGACCTTGACTTTACTGTATTAGAGGGTATACGCAGCGTCGAACGACAGAAGCAGTTAGTCAGCCAAGGCGCATCACGGACGATGAACTCACGTCACATCACTGGACACGCTGTCGATCTGGCGCCGATGATCGCTGGTGAAGTACGTTGGGATTGGCCGCTGTATCATAAACTGGCTAAGATAGTAAAGTCCGCTGCGGCGGATGAGAAAGTCCCGCTCCAATGGGGCGGTGATTGGCGCGCGTTCAAGGACGGCCCACACTGGGAACTGCCTTGGAAGTTTTATCCGAAGGAGAAATAACATGAATTTTGTATCTTGGTTACTTAGCCGTCTAAAAGAGCCTAGCACCTATGCAGGCTTCGCTGGTCTTGCGCTGGCATTT